CACCAGTGACACTGGTATCAGCGAGCACGCTACCGAACTAGGTGGCAAGATCGCTGAAGGGGCTGTCAAGGGTGCGGCCAAGAGCATTGTGCCCAAACCGTGACAAAAGCAATCGAGAAGGTCAGCTGGTACATGAGCATCATCAGTCGGGAGTTCCCCGACTTCGTTGATGACGGTCTCTCCGGAGGCTTCCCTGACTGGGCGTACCAACGCTGGTCTTTGTGGATCTGCGGAAGGGTCCACGACTGGCACTACTGCACACGCTGCCACAGGCAGGGGTCTATGACAGACCCTGCGAAGAAGTTCGCTGACTTGGCTCTTCGTGTGCATGCAAGAGCGTTACTCCCCTGGTACATCAGACTAGCACCATGGATCCTCTACATAGGAGTGTCCATTGGCGGCGGTTGGGGTTCCTGGGACAGCTGCGGCCCCGAGGTAGGTGATCGGTGTCGTCACAACATCAAACAGCCTGATTGGATGGCTGATGAATAAGGAGAAACACAATGGCTAACGGTGATATCACTGAAATTAAGGAGCTGGGTAGACTTACTATTCCCGGTGGTGGCCATAAGGCAGGTGGAGTTCCGGCAAACGATAAGGTCATGGTGTGGGGCAGGATCACTGCTACGTACGTGTCGACCGGTATCAGTTTGATCGGAGCCGGTGGTTTCCGTGCGTTGGGAGTCACAGGTACAGGAGACTTGGTTAGTCTTCAGCCCCGTCAAGGCGGCGCGACCGCAGCGGCGGTACCTACAGACAACAACTTGTTCTTGGCGAACCTGCAAGCGAAGACTGAAAGTGGCAAGATCTTCATTTGCGATCAGGTTGGTCAAGCGGACCCAGCAGTTCCTGGCGATGGCGACCCTTTCACTATTGACTACCTCGTAGTCGGTGATGATGCACGCCACTTGGACCACGGGTAACATAAAGGAGATTCAAAATGGCTAATGGTGATGTAACAATTAAGACTCTGTACAGACAATCACTAGGTGGCGGCAGGGATGCAAGCGGCACTCCGCAGAACAGCAAGATCCTCGTTATCGGTGAGATCACAGGTGACTACGTGAGTACGGGTCTGGCTATCAACAAACTCGGTGGCCCCGCAGCGTTTGGCGTCAACAACTTGGACTACGTCTATCTCAATCTAATCTCGGTTGCTGGGGTGTTCCCGACGGCTGAGAAGCTTGGTCTGGCTAACTTCGATGTTGTCAACAACAAGATCTTTGTTGTGGATGACATGGGTGAAGCGGATCCGGCGAAGCCTGATGATGGTCAAGCTGTCGTCCTTCGCTTCATAGCGCTTGGCGATGACGCAACTGTGCCGGAACTCGGATAAAAGGAGAAACTAAATGGGTAATGGAGATATTTCTTCCATCACGAAGCAGGGTAAGATCAAGCTACCCGGCGGCGGGTTCACTCAAGCGGGTGTGCCTGCACAAAACAAGACCATCGTGTGGGGATCAATCGTCAGTGAGTATGATAGCGCTGGCATCGATCTGGCAGCAGAAGGTGGAGTCAGGGCTCTTGGGCTTGAAACTCTCGATGTGATTCACTTCCAGATCTCCGCGCTCGATGGCGAAGCAATGGCTAACGACCTGCTGTGGCATGTCGATCTGAATACGTCTACAAACAAGATCTTCTTGCTTGAGACTGTCGGCGCTGCTAATTCTGTGGCACCTACAGATGGTGACGTTACCACCCTCAAGTACTGGGCGGTCGGCGATGACTTCGATAAGGATCTCGCGTAAACAACTAATGGCTCTTCGATGCGACACTTGTGGCATTCCGATAAAGAAGCAGAACAAGGGGCGAACCCCCAAGTACTGTGCGTACTGCCGTAAGAAGAAGCAAGATGAGTTCAAGAAAAGGAGTAAATAATGGCTGCTAAGCTACTGGCAACAACCTCTAAGGTGTTTGCGATTGGTCCGTACAAGGTGGAGCTTGTTGAGTTCACTGGCACGGTAACTCTCGCAGATCTTAGTGGTACCCAATCGGGCATCACCGACGCTGACTCGTTTGATTCCAAGCTGGTGCGCCCCCTTCATATCTTCCCTCAGGTGGATGTGGATGGTGTCGATGGTTCTACTACTACCATTAGTGGTAAGACCGTTACGTTCGTGAACAACGGACAGAGCAACGTTACAGCACGTTTCTTGATCTTCGGATTCTAAGAAACTCTACAGAAACACTATTCCTGGGAGAGGATAATGAAGCTACCTGATACGCTACGCCCTAGTAATTCGACATACAGAGAATGCAAAGCCGGGAAGGATCTCCCTTCTTGGTTCATGGATAATCTGAAGTCAATCGATGAGAAGCTGTACATTGTGTTTCACCCGTTCGCTATGATCTGGGATGACATGATGAACCAGTACGAGGGCGAGCTAGAAGATCCTCGCTTCACTATCCACCGGGAACACGGTGAAGAGTGTTGGGGCTTCGTCACCACATACGGTGATGGAGCCCCTATACCCGAAGGTGCTTGGCATGTGTGGCGGCTCTGTGAGCCTCACGGCTGGGCACATGTGGTTAGGGTAGACTCTAAGGAAGGTGATTACCTTCAGTTTCTGGTTCACCGGCTACAGACCCAGGCCCAGTTCCGTGAGCGTTACGGAGACATCGCCTGGAACAGACATATAGACGCTGAGCAGACCCTGGCCCAACAGGCGGAACAGGACGCTCATCAAGAGGGCTTCGAAGCAGTACAGGAAGAGAACTCCTGGCTGACGAAGAAGGCCCGAGACAACATGGCCCGTGGGATAATGGCTCCTACCAACCCGACGGTTGAGAAGATAGTGAGCTACGCAGGCCAGAAGAACCACACCGCTACGTCGCGGCCGCTTGAAGACGCAGACGTGGGGCTAAAAGGAATCGAAGATCTTTGACTCCTCATAAAGGAGACCGAGCATGGCAGCACAACTGACTGGGACCCTAGCCAACTTCATCGTTAGGATCCGTAGATACATCGGTGAGGAAACAGCGGCCAAGAGTTATTGGAGCGACGACCTCATCAAGCAGGTATTCAACGCACACTATCGGAAGAGGTGTTCCGAACTCGCCATGGCTTACGAGGGGTACTTCACCGTGGTCGCAACCCGCGACACGGTCTCAGCACAAGAGCGATACGCGTGGCCCGCTAACTTCGAACGCCTCCTCAAGATGGAGATAGTTCGAACCAGTGGGTCAACTGTGCCTATCCAGCGTGCGGAGCGCCACTACCATGCCAAGCCTGCACCGGCGACCAGTGGTGACACCTACTACCCCAGCTACCGCTCCATCGGCAGTGGGTTCGTCCTTGAGCCCGCCCCCGTCACAGGTGTCGCAGGCCAGCTCCGAATGGAGTACGTGCAAACCCCTGTAGAGCTGACGGCTGACGACGATTCACTTCACTCCGACTTCCCCACCATGCTGGACGAGCTACTCGTTCTGGACACGGCGGTGAGTCTGTTTGACCAAGAGCAATCACAGGAAGAGGGCAGAGTGAGAAGCCTAATTCGACAACGTGCCGAGTGGGAGCTGACCTGGGAGCGATTCATCGATAATCGAATGATCTCCTCCAACAAGGTCACACCCTTCAGAACGCACTACAACGACGCCTGATGGGCGGTCGAGAGAACATACCGTACCTTGACATCAAGGGATGGCAGGGGCTCTACACCAAGAGTACCCCTGAACTGATGCAAGCTGAGCAGCTTCAGATTGCCCAGAACTGCGACTACTTCGAAGAGTACGGGGCAGTCGGTAAGATCCGTGGCAGCTCCCGCGTACTCAACGAGACCTACAAGGAAGGGGGAGTCGCTAAGAAGATTTCCTGGGTGGGATTCTACAAAGCCCCCGACCTTGATGGTAGCATCCTGCGGCACACGCTTGTAGCTGCCGGGGGAACCATAGGCAGGGTAGAGAACGGACAGATCACCAAGCTGATCACCGGTAGGACCCCTGACCTGTACCACCAAGCCACCATGCAAGACTCCCTCCTGTACATCTCCAACTACAACCCGGAGCGCGTTGGAGAGGGCGACCAGATGGTCAAGTACGACGGGTCCGTCATCACCAAGTGGGGCATCGATCCCCCCGGCTCCAAGTCCACTATCATCGACGCCTTTGGCGCTGCCGCATCGTGGACCCCCAACGCCTGCGTCCTCACCGATCAGAACAACGCCAGCACTGGCCACGTTACGTGGGACGGGGAAGCTGTGCGTGCGGACCATGAGTTCTACACCACCGACACCTTCAGCCTAGAAAAGGCACACCAAGAGTTCTACCCCCAGGGAGACACAAGAGCCAACGAAGACGCGATACGGGATCGCGTATCGTTCTTCACCTACATCCCTCGCGGGACACTGACCGCCTCCCTCACCAATCCGACGAATGCCGGGTTCAAGACAAGCGGCCCTGCCCTGTCGGTGTATGTCAGTCCTGATGGCGGAACAGTTGAAGACAACAACTGGCAGTTCGACTTCTCCCAGGGATGGTTAGTTGAAGGATGGAACAAGATCAACCTAGACTTCGCCTCGGGGAAACCGGGTGCAGCACGAACGATCAACACGCCGCCGGGACAGGTCACGGGGTTCTTCTACCCCGAGTCTGACTCAATCAAGCGCACGCGCTTTGAGTTCTATATGTCTACGGCTCAAACGACTATTTCAGGGCTCAGGGTGGACCGTTACGAACGTTTCGACGAAGGAGCGCCAGTCGCTTCTCCGACGGGAGATGGTGATCTTACAGGTATTTACAGCTATAAAGTTGTTTATGTTAGTAAGTATGGCCAGCTTAGTAATACTGGTCCTAAGAGCGTTGATGTTACTGCGGCTGGTAGCGCCAGCATCGAACTCACGCGAATCCCTGTCTCATCGGATACGCAGGTGGTGGCACGGCGGCTCTACCGAACGGTAGGCAACGGGTCGGTATGGCTGTTCCTTGACGAGATCCTCGACAACTCCTCTACCACGTACTCGGATGTCATTGCGGACGGTAGCCTCGGCAACGAGACAGCCCCGCAGGCAGGTGACTACGCTGACGACAACTCGATCCCGCCCAAGTGTGGTATCGTCAAGGCCTGGAAGAAGACCATCTTCCTGGCTGGTGATCCGCAGAACCCGTACACCCTGTACTACTCTGAAGACGACGAGGGCGAGAGCTTCCCGCTCATCAACGCCCTGGAGCTGGACGAGAAGATCACGGGGATTTACGAGTCGTACTCCGGACTGGTCATCGAGACTGAGACTGGCAAGTGGCAGCTCATTGGTAGCAACCCTGACTTCTCCCTGGACAAGATCATCCACGGCGTGGGCTGCGTGGGCCGTAGGGCCTGCGGTACCGCCCGCACCGTAGGGTTCTCAGTGGACCGTGACGGGATGCGGATCTTCGACCTCAGCGAAACCAAGAAGATCAGTGAGCCTATCCGTGACAAGTACGATGATGACCTCAACAAGGCCAACATTGAGCTGATCCACGCCACACACCTGAGATCTAGGAACTGCATCCTGCAATTCAACCCGGATGCCTCGGGGAATTACACCTCCATCTGGTCATACCAGTACGTCATGGATGCCGTGGAGGCAGGGTACTGGTCTACAATCGTTACTCCCGCAGGGGCCAACCTCAACTTCCTCGACGCCGAGGAGATCGAGGACTCCGACGGAGACTTCAAGCTGTACGCTGGCGGTGCTGATGGCATGCTGTACCACCTGTTTGACGCCGCATCCAAGAACTGGGTGGACGCAGACGGGACAACGTACGCCATCGACATGAAGGTCCAGACCCCGTACATGCGGGTAGGGTACCTAGGAGCCGAGGTCGAGCAGGCCTCTGGTAGGATCAACCCGCACACCCTGGAGCTTAGGATAGGTGCCGACGATGC